GATGGAACTATTTAATAAATATTCTAGGTACTTAGATGAGGAGACTATGGATGTTATTCAAGCAAGTGATGATCCACAAAAAGTAGCAGAAGCATATGCCAATGTTAGGGAAGCAGCTCTTCTATCCGATAGAGGTGTTCCTACGGAAGAAATTGTAGACACTATTATTAAAGCTCCCAGAACCAAACAAGCAGATGGAACGGGACCTCAAGGACTTAATTATCTATTAGGATTTTAATATGGAACTGAGCAAATATCAAAAAGCTCTGCGTGCCATGACCAATCGCAACTCGAATCTTGACCGAGTTATTTACGATCCCTCTATCGTAGAACTAGACACCATGCCAGTGGAGAATCCTCCTATGGATAATGTCATGCCTTCTTTTGAAGGATTAGAAGATCCTAAAGTATTAGAAGACTACCAACAAATAGAATTAGCAGAGGGTGGAGTCGTGGAGCGAGAAGGGTTTTATAAAGCAGGTTTAGTAAGAAGAGGAGAAAACAAAGGTAAATATAGTATTCCTAAATTTTATTTTCCAGAAACTGGTGAAGTTAAAACTGTTTATTTTGATTCTTTAGAAGAAGCAAACCAAGCTATAGAAAACAAAAAAAATAAATTTAAAGAATTTAGAGAAAAAAATAAAAATACAAAAGCAATTCTAAATGATCCTGATAAAAAAATGGAGTTTATAAAATATGCAAACTCACCAAACGTAAGTGGTAAGGATATCGCAAAAAAATTTGGTATATCTCAGGCCGAATTTTACACAGCTGGATTAAGAGACCTTATTAAAAAAGATTTACAATTTCAACAAGCCTCAAAAATAAGATCGAATACAGTTAAAAACATGGTACTATTACATAACAATGAAACAACTAAAAAATTTTTACGTAAAGGAGAAATTGTCCCAAATGAGATTTTAAAAAAAATGGGTATAAACCCTTTTTCAGCAGCAAATGCAACGGTTAGACTTGCTCAAGCGTACGCAGGAAAAGATTTTGGACACGATGAATTAAAAAAAATACAAAAAAATAAAGAGGCATCAGATAAATTATTTAAAATAATGGAAAAATCTCCTTTTGGAAATCCGTATAATAGTTATTTATATACAGCCAGTTTAGAAGCTATTGATGATCAATTAGGGAAAAAAAGTGGAACTTTTGCTTCTTTAAAAAGTCAAGCTAGACAAATTTTAGCAAAAAACAAAATTAAAGGTTTTGATATAAATGAGATAGCGGGTGTGACAGGCACCGCTAAATCAGGAGCGGGAGAGTTTGCTCAGTTTATAGATATAATGGAAAGTAATTTAAATCAAAAAGAAATGGCTTCTTTTCAAGCTGCTTTCTCTAGAGCAAGGTCTAAGATAAAAACTGACCCTGAAAATTTTACTACCTATGCTAAAAAAATAAACGACTTAGCTTTAGACTTTGAAAATAGATATGGAGCTACTTTACCTAAAATAAGAAAAGCAGCAGATGTTGATAAATATTATTCTCCCGAAAGATTAGAACAATTAAAAAAACAAGGACTGGATATAAAAGAAGCTTCTAAAAAACTTAAGTATACTATAGAAATGCCAAAAGGAGCTGTAACTATTGAAGAGTTTGTTAAAAATAAAGAAATACAAAATAAAGTTTTAGATACTCTTAATTTACAAGAACGATCAGTATTAACTGGCTTTGGAAATAAAGTAGCTATGGGTTTTGACCCAACAGATATCATAAACGCTCTACCCGAGCGAGAAGCACAGATACTAAGAGGTGTAGGTAGTAAAATAGGAAACATTGCTAAGTTAGGTGCTAGAGGATTAGCAGAAATAACCACGGGTTTAGGTCCGTTAGGGATAGGTATCACTGCAGCAGTAACTGCACCCTTTGCACTATATGATATTTCTCAAGGAGATAGGGCATCAGAGGTATTGCAGAACACTGCAAGCGATCTTACTTTTGGTCTTACACCCAGAGCAGATAAACGCATCATAAAAGAAATAGGTGGAGAGAGCGCTGTACGAGGATATGAAATTCAACAGAAAATAGATGAGTTTAAAACTGCTAGAAAAAATTTAAAAAATTTAAACGAACAACTAAATGATCCTTCTTCTACTTTATTATCTGAAGACCAAGATTCCATACTTGCTTCTATCGAACGAAATGAAAATATACTTAAACAAAGAGCAGCGGACATACAACCTCTTATCAAAGACGGAAAGATAGTTTCTCCTGACTATGATAGTTATTTAAGATCCGCAGATAAACGAAAATTAGAAAAAAAATTTACTAAAGAAAAACGTTTAGAAGAATCAAATATATATGGTGGAATAGAGGGAGAAACACAAACAGATTTTACTAATCCAAAACTTGAAAGGTTAGAAAAATTACAAAAATCTTTAAAGAAAACTTATGAAGAGAATCAACCCAAACCAGTGGAGGATATCATGACTCAATATTTATCCTATGGTGGAAGAGTAGGATTAAAAAAAGGAACTAAACCCCCTAAGCCAACGATACCTATTAATCCTTTAACCGATCCTCGACCAGAAAATCCAGATAGAAGAGATTTCTTAAAAGGCGCGGGAGCCTTGGGACTAGCAGTAGCTGCCTTTGGAACCGGTGCACTTAAACTTGCAAAAACACTTAAAAGCAAAACTGCATTAGAAATATTAGCAAAACCAGCGACAGGACAACCAGAATGGTTTGCACCCTTAGTAGATAAAATAATAACTAAAGGAGTATACACAAAGAATTTAGACAAAGTAGATACCTATACTTTTAAAGAAGGTGACCAAACATTAAAGTTGATTAAAACAGAACCTGAAACTTTTCCAAACGGTTACACCTACGGCGGTGACATTAGAATAGAAGCAGATGCAGGAGGAGCTTTTGATCAACCTTTTTCAATGACTTATTTTCCTAACATAAAATATGTAACAGAAGGGCAAAAAGTTTCACGCCCTGGATTTCAAGTAATAGAATCAAGACCCGGATATACTCGGGTAGGACCAGATGATTTTGATCTTGAAGATATAGAGTATGTTCATTCAACAGGTGGTAAGGATGTTGATTTATTAGAATTACCAAAAGGTGAAACTGGAATTTTAAGTGATATGGAAGGGTTAGAGAAAATAGCTACAGGAAAAATAAAAAATCCAATCTTACAAAAGAAGAGACAAGAGGTAAGTGAAAAACTTATGAAAAATCCAACTGAAGACAGAGTTATAGAATATTATGATGATTATTAAACCAAAAAGACTTACTTTAACGATACCCCCCAAAAGAGGACCTCAACCGCAGGGCTTGAATATTAACTATAATACTGTTAAGACAGTACCAACGGAGAAAATAAATGGCCGACGTAGAAAAATCATTACCCAACGAAGCTAAACCTCTTTCTGAAGAAGAAAAAGAAGCTCAAGAAGAGATAGAAGTAGTTGAACCTGGAGAAAAAGAAGTTTCCGAAGACGGAACTGAAGTTACAGAAAACGAAGACGGATCGGTAGATATCGATTTTGATCCTACAGCTATGGCTGCAGGGGAAAGTCAAGATCATTACGCAAACTTAGCAGAATTTATAGAAGAGAAAAACCTCTCTAGAATGGGATCTGAATTATACCAAAACTATCAAGAATATAAAAGTTCTCGAAAAGATTGGGAAACCGCATACCGACAAGGACTAGACTTGCTTGGGTTTAAGTACGAGCAACGTACAGAACCTTTTAGCGGTGCGTCAGGTGCAACTCACCCTGTATTAGCAGAAGCCGTAACTCAGTTTCAAGCTTTGGCGTACAAAGAATTATTACCCGCAGGTGGACCCGTAAGAACTCAAATCTTAGGGAACACTACTACAGAAAAAGAAAACCAGTCTCAACGAGTTAAAGATTTTATGAATTATCAAATCATGGATGTCATGAAAGAATATGAACCAGAATTTGATACTATGTTATTTCATCTACCTCTCGCAGGATCTGCTTTTAAAAAAGTGTATTACGATGAACTATCTCAAAGAGCGGTTTCTAAATTTATTCCTGCAGATGAATTAGTGGTTCCTTACAATGCCTCTTCTTTAGAAGATGCAGAAGCAATTGTACACATTGTAAAAATGTCTGAGAATGAATTACGTAAACAACAAGTCGCAGGTTTTTATCGAGATGTAGAATTAACTCCTGGAGAACAACCTGAAACAGATATTGAAAAAAAAGAACGAGAATTAGAAGGAATTTCTAGAATGGGCAGTGACGATGTATTTACGTTGTTAGAATATCATGTCAATTTAGAAATAGAAGGTTTTGAAGACATAGGAGCCGATGGCGAACCTACCGGAATTAAACTTCCCTACATTGTAACCATCGAAGAAAGCTCCAGAGAAGTTTTATCCATTAAAAGAAACTACGAAGTCAATGATCCTAAAAAATCTAAGATACAATATTTTATTCATTTTAGATTTTTACCAGGTTTAGGTTTTTATGGCTTTGGTCTAATCCACATGATTGGCGGATTATCCAGAACCGCTACTTCTGCACTAAGACAGTTATTGGATGCGGGAACATTAGCCAATCTACCAGCTGGATTTAAGCAACGAGGAATACGAATTAGAGATGATGCTCAATCAATACAACCAGGAGAATTTAGAGATGTAGATGCACCTGGTGGAAACATTAAAGATTCTTTTATGATGCTTCCATTTAAAGAGCCATCTGGAACCTTATTACAATTAATGGGGGTCGTTGTGAATGCAGGTCAACGCTTTGCTTCAATAGCAGACATGCAAGTAGGAGACGGGAACCAACAAGCGGCAGTGGGAACGACCGTAGCGCTGTTGGAGAGAGGAAGCAGAACCATGTCGGCAATTCATAAACGAATTTATGCCGCTCTCAAACAAGAATTTCAATTATTAGCAAGAGTATTCAAATTATATTTACCTCAAGAGTACCCATATGACGTACCGGGGGCAGAAAAAACAATTAAACAAGCAGATTTTGATGACAAAGTAGACATTTTGCCGGTTGCAGACCCTAATATTTTTTCTCAAACGCAAAGAATCAGTTTAGCTCAAACTGAAATGCAATTAGCAGCATCCAATCCAGGTATTCATAACCAATATGAGGTGTACAAAAATATGTACGAAGCATTAGGTGTCAAAGATATTGATCAAATCTTAATTAAACCAACTCCCCCACAACCAAAGGACCCTGCATTAGAGCAAATTGATGCTCTTGCAGGGAAACCATTCCAAGCGTTTCCAGGTCAAGACCACAGAGCGCACATTTCAACGCATTTAAGCTTTATGTCTACTAATTTAGCAAGAAATGCTCCACCGGTAATGGCTGCTTTAGAGAAAAATATCTTTGAACACATTTCTTTGATGGCTCAAGAGCAAGTAGAGGTAGAATTTAGAGATGAGATGCAACAATTACAACAAATGCAACAAATGATGCAACAAAATCCTCAAGCAGCGCAACAAATGCAAATTCAAATGAGAATGATCTCTGAAAAAATAGAGTCTAGAAAAGCTGTATTGATTTCTGAAATGATGGAAGAATTTATGAAGGAAGAAAACAAGATTATTTCTGAATTAGACAATGATCCTCTTGCAAAATTAAAAGCAAGAGAGTTAGATCTAAGAGCACAAGACAACGAACGTAAAAAAGAGGCCGATGAACAAAGATTCAACATTGATAGAATGAAAGCAATGATGAATCAAGCTACAGATCAACAAAAATTAGACCAGAATGAAGATTTAGCTAATTTAAGAGCAGATACTTCCATTGAAAAAACCATTTTATCCGCTAAATTAAAGCAGCAAGGAAAATGATGACAAAACTACAAAAAAAGGTTAAAAAGACAATATGAAAAAAGATAAAACAACTAAAACTTATCAGTGCGGAGCACCTATCAAAGACATAGAAACAACAAAACCTAACGAGTCTCAAACAGTTCAAGTAAAAGGAACTCGTAGAATGTTGGCCAATAAAAGTAAAAAAGCTACCTGGTACTAAGTCATGTTTCCCTGGAGTCTGTTAGGAACAGCGTTTAAAGCTGGTTCTGAAATCTATAAAAATCGTCAAGCTACTAAAATAGCTATGTCCGAGGCTCAATTGATGCACGCAGAAAAAATGAAGCGTGGAGATATTGAATACTCTGGCAAAATCATGGAACATCAAAAAGGGGACTGGAAAGACGAATTCGTATTGCTAGTACTCTCAAGCCCTTTGTTTTTATTAGCGTATTCTGTATTTGCAGAAGATGAAGATATTAGTAAAAAGCTAGACTTGTATTTTGAAAAACTAGATGGTATGCCTTGGTGGATAACGGGACTTTGGATTTCTGTGGTTGCGGCCATTTATGGAATTAAAGCTACGGATATTATTAAAACAAATGGGAGTAAGAAATAATGTTTAAAAAAATTAAAAGAAAACTTTGTGAATTAATGTGTAAAGTATTTGGTATTACACAATGTTTATGTAATCACGAATGTGCATGTAAAAAGGAGGCAAAAAAATAATGGCTAAACTAACAAAAAAACAAAAAACTTTACCTAAGTTTTTAAAAGATAAAATATTAAAAACTAAACCTAAAAAGAAAAAGTAATGGCTAAACTTTGCGCAAAAGGAAAAGCAGCAGCCAAAAGAAAATTTAAAGTATATCCATCTGCATATGCTAATATGTATGGATCTGCAGTATGCTCTGGTAAAATAAAACCAGGCGGTAAGAAAAAACCAAAGAAGAAAAAGTAATGGGCTTACGTAAGTGGGTAGAAGAGAAATGGGTAGATATAGGAGCTCCCAAAAAGAAAGGGAAATATCAACCTTGTGGAAGAAGTAAAGGATCCAAAAGAGCATATCCAAAATGTGTTCCACTTGCAAAAGCAAAATCCATGTCTGCTTCTCAAAAAGCTTCTGCGGTTAGAAGAAAAAGAGCAGCTGGTAACCCTGGTGGTAAACCAACAAATGTTAAAACTATTGTGAGGAAAAAATAATGGCAAAAACAGCAGCATGGCAAAGAAAAGAAGGTAAATCTGCATCAGGTGGATTAAATAGAAAAGGCGTTGCATCTTATAGAGCAGCGAACCCTGGTTCAAAATTAAAAACAGCGGTAACAACCAAACCGTCTAAGTTAAAAAAAGGTTCTAAAGCAGCAAATCGACGTAAATCTTTTTGTGCTAGAATGAAAGGTATGAAGTCTAAACTTACCTCTGCAAAAACGGCAAGAGACCCGGATAGCAGAATTAATAAGTCTCTCAGAAAGTGGAACTGTTAATGGACGATTTAGTACTCATACAGCAAATTCAAAAAAAATTAAAAGCATCCTATCAAAACATCGGTGAAGTAATGATCACTGGAGGTGTTGACAATATGGATAAATATAAGTATCTACTAGGTCAGGCACATGCCTATCAATATATATTACAGGAAATCTCTAACCTGCTAAATAAGAAGGAGCAATATGACGGAAGCACAACAACCGGAGACGACACC